ATCAACGAGGATTTTCCTGGCGCATTCTGAAGTGAGAGGGAAAATCATTAGAGGACGATAGTCGTTTAGTATTTTGGGGCGAGCTGCGGTTCAAGCGCGGTCAACGACAACCGCGAGATCGCCTCCGACATCGCGCAATCCACGATGTCTGGCCCGCGCCTGTTCCCGTCAGAGGGCAAGACCAGCTTTGGCGAATGGATCAAGGCCGGTGCGCTGAAGCAGGGCGACAAGGTCTCGACGGCGAAATCCATCGCGGCAAAGTCGGCGACGCCCGATGGCGCGCCCAATGGCTCTGCAAACCACAACCGCACCGCTGAAGCTGGGGTTACGCCGCCAGCAGCCAACGACAACGCGCCGCTGGTTGTTTCGAACATCCTGCTCAACGACCATCTCGCGCGGGTCTACAACTTTGAAGTCGAATCCCGCCCCGGCGAAATCACCCACAACTACTTGGTTGGGGATGAACAGGCGTGGGTGCATAATGGGCTTTGGGAGAGAATTCGAGGTCCTCTTGCAGGGGCAATAATGGAATGGTTTGGAGATGATCCATCGAAATCTGGTTACAATAGGTCGCCCGAGGAGCCAGTCCGCCCCGGCATTTCGGACAACGGTCCTAGGTGCGAAATCGAACAGGTGCCTCCGGGTTCAAAGCCGAAGATTGGATGGCGGTTCGGAAAATGGAGAGGCTCAAGCTAAATGAAGGTGCGTACTTGGAATAATCTGGAGTACGATCAGTCAGAAATCGAGAGTAGATCGAATGAAGGAGATCTCTATTTTGTCATGTTGCGTGAATGGAGTGCCGCCATGGGCATTGGCTGGCCTCATTTGAAGGCTGGCAGCAGAGACGGACTATCAAGTCTGTTTAGTAATAGAGACGTCGGGCTCGAATCAAGATATCTGTATTCATTGCTTCTAATTGATGAAGCAAACGATCCAGTGATGGAAGATTATCGTCGTGTCGGGTCGGCAGTTATGGCTGCGAGAATGCTTGTGGATTTGACGGAAGAAGGGTTCTCTCCAGCTGCTTATCAACTTGGTTTGATCTATCGATTTGGACTTTCTGGGGAAATACAACCCAATAAGGAACTATCTACGCAATGGATGGTTTCTGCAAGCAATATGGGTCATCTTCTTGCGAAGAAATGGCTGCTTAATAGACGCTTGGAGAGATTCGGCCTGTCCTCTAGAATAATTAGGAATATTTTGATCTTACCTTTGGCAATATATGGGATATTTTTAGTTATTAAGGATCCTGGTGCACACAGAGCAAATCATTGATGTTTTTCGTTGCCCGCCGCCGCACAAAAATGGTTTTCCTGGCAAAGGTGAGTAGTCAACCGGCCGGCTGACGACGATTGCGCATGGCCTGTCGGCGTCTGGCGCGGGCGGCTCGCAGCTCAACCAGCGGCTGGGCACGGTCTCCTACGCCTATGATGTCAAGGGCGACATCACCGGCATGTCGGAGACATCTGTGCCGCCACGCGTTCGCAATGCGACGCTGGATCAGCTGTCTGTAGGGGGGTGTTACCTTTTGCACATCCGAGAAGACACCCAAAAACGACTGAAAAATGTTGTGTGGCAACGGGTTAGCTTGAAATCGACGGCTGGAGAGCGGTGAAAGATCGGCCCGAAAATCTAGCAAAAATCGCGCAAGCTTTTGCACATGTTCTCGCAAGAACCTCGCATTGTTCTGCCAACGATGCTGACAGGAACAAAAGTGCGGCAAATCAACGGGTTGGCGAATAGTCAGCGGAGCGTTCAGACAGCCAAACCGCGCCACCGGCGGCGGGAATGCGTCTTTGGCCGACGTTGAAAAAAGGGCGCGAACCTGAAAATCACGTTTCAAGTTCGCGGGTTCATTTTCAGGTTTAGATAGTTGAATGGAATCAATCGGATAGGCTGAACGCGCGTCAGAAAATCCTGCTGGAACAGCAACCGAACTTGAAACGCCGAAAAATCGGGTTGGCGATCAACCGCGCAGGCGACCGCCCGAGAAAAAGACCTGGCCGAGTATGCTGAGATCAAATTCAACGCGGTCGCGGGCGATGGTCTCGACGCCATAGCGTCCATTATCGGAGATCAGCTGAACATCGCCGGTCGAAGCGACGATGTTGATGCGCTTGATGCGCAGATGATCGTGGTGAAGCACGACGAAGACGCCGCCCTGCGCGATGACCCAGTCGGGCGGATCGCCGGCGACCATGATAAGGTCGCCGTCCTCGATCGTCGGCGACATGCTATCGCCGGCACCCTGCAGAATGCCCAGCCGCGCATTCGATCCGGCCCAGACCGGCAGGAAGCGGCGCAGCCAGTCGCGGTCAACCGTCATCCATGACACCGGCGCTTCATGGCCCGCCAGCATGCCGGGCCCGGCAGCTGCCTGAATTTCGAATTGCGGGATCGTGACGACATTGTCGTTCAGCAGGGCTGGCACACGTTGATGAGCTTCGCCGGTGTCGTCAAACATTTCACCGTCGCCAGTTGTCAACCAGTTGATGTTGACTTTCACGCGCGAGCGGTACGCGGCCAAGACTTCCGCGTCAGGTGTCCGGTCTCCGCGCTCATAGTGCGCAAGAGTGTTCTTACTGACCCCGATCTTCAGCGCAAATTCATCGCGATCTGGATCGCCAACCCGGCTGCGAACAGCTCTCAGCCTACTGGCAAGTGGGGTTTTAGGCTCGTGTTCCGGTCTAGCCAATTTCTCACAAATTAAATCAACATCGCGCTTGTAAAAAGCGCGATGTTGATTTATTCCTATCCCTATGAGCCGCGCCAACGGCTCGTGTGTATCGGTTCCCTAGTATCAACAAAAGGCGGGTTGTTCACAGCAACCCGCCTCCTGCCGGAGACCTCTCCATGGACATGGACACCTGGACCAAGACGATCGTGCGTCCATTGCACGATCGTGGAATGACCCTCTCAGCCCTTGCCGAGCTGAACAAGATCAATCCGACCATTATGCTCGGTCTGCGGAAACGTGGGCACCGCAAATCCGAAGCAGCTCTGGCCAAGTTCCTGGGCGTTGCGGTCGAGAAACTGTTTTCCGACCGCTATCCGCTGAAGAGACGCCGCATCCTTTCTAGCAAATATGCAGACCAGCTGGCGAGCCAGAAAGCGCGCGCTGCCGCTGGCATGGGAGAGGCTGCATGAGCCTCTTGCTGTCAACGCTTCGCCGGTTTGCTGGCAGTGAATTCCTGCAGGATGCTGCGTCGCTTGTGGTGCTTTGCGCCTTCATCATCTTCGTTGTTTTCGGCACCTCGATCATTTCCGGGATGATCATTGCGGAAAGGCTCTCGCCATGACGCGCTGGCTGCACGTCGCCGTCATCGCAGCGGCCCTTGGCTTCCTGCTTTCCATCACGTTGGGGCTTATCTGATGCGCTACGAAAACAAGCGCGAAAGCCGCGTCACCCGTCCGGAAGCGAATGCGCCGACTGCGCCTGGCTACTATTGGGCGAAGTGGCGCATCTGCGAGGACGGCACAGCCGACGAGGCAGTGTTCGAGCCCTCCGACCGTTGGACGGTAGTTGATGTGTTCGATGAGTTCGGCAGCCTGATGGTGTTCGTGCCCGGCGTCGAGCTCCCTCAATCGATCGAGAATTTCTTTTGGGCGAAGCCGGTTGTGGCGCTCACCCCACCGGATGGGGGGCGAGTGGTCATGAACGGTGCCAGCGTCATCCCGAATTGTCGTTGTCAGGTGGCGAGCTCAGAACCGTCACCAGACGATCAAACACATGGAAGCGCACAACCCGAAATACCGCCCGATATGGAGCTGGAGTGGTGGCCGTGGCTTGCAGATTATCGCGCTCAAAATGCGCGACATCTTTTAGCGTCCGTTGCGCGGGCTCGGGAAGCGCAAGCGCGACAGCATGAAGAGCCTCTTCAAGCGCGCTCACCTTCCCCATCAACAGGAACTGCTGATCGGTCGTCAATCCCGGCTCGCTTCCGTCTCGCATTCAGAATCCTCCTGACAGGCAAGCTATGACCACTAGCACAGAAGCCACAAATTCCGCGCCTCAGACATCCTCCCCTGAGGCGGCGGATAGCGCGCCCGCCGGTGTTTCCTCCCGCGCGGCGGGCGCGCAGCTCATTCCAATCGAGCTGATCGACATCCCGGCTGACCGGTCTCGTGGATTGGACGAAGCCTGGGCGGAAGCACTGGCCGGAATGATCGCCGAGGCCGGACTGATCAAGCCGATTACGGTCAGGCCGAATGGCGACCGGTTCACGCTCGTCACCGGCCTGCACAGAATGAGCGCCTTTGTCGTGCTTGAGCGCGCGGACATCCCGGCACTGTTGTCCAGCGCGTCAAGCGATGACGCGGCCAAGCTTGAAGAGCTGGTCGAAAATCTCGGGCACAATGACCTCAATGCACTCGACCGGGCGCATCATCTCTATGACCTCAAACAGGTCTATGAGCGGCTGCATCCGGAGACGAAAAACGGTGGTGACCGGAAGTCCGAAGAAATCAGAAGCCAAAAATTGTCTTCTGATCCAGACGGACCGGAAATCTTCGGATTTACCAAGGATGCCGCTGCGAAAACCGGCTTCAGCCAGAGCGCGATCAAGCTCTTCGTCGCGCTCTGGCGCGGCCTTTCCGTGACGTCGCGCGAGCGCTGCTCAGGCACTTGGCTGGCCAGCCATCAATCAAGCCTCATCGCCTTGTCGAAGCTGACGCCTGCGCTGCAGAAGAAGGTGCTGGATATCCTACTCGCCGACAAGCCGAAGGCGACTACGGTCGCCGATGCGCTGACTGTTCTCGACAACGGGCGGCTGCCGACCCATATCGAGAAGCGGTTCGAGACGATCAACAAATCGATATCGAGCCTGAAGGATGCTGAACTCGACACGGTCGTTTCTGCGAATGCCGAACGTCTGATCGCAGCTCTGAAGCGCGGTGGCCATCTCTAACATGAAGCGCCGCGATCCACATACGATCGATATCTTCCGCGACTACACGCCGCCTGAGGTCGTGGCGCGGATGGAGCCGGATGTGGCCGGTCGCGGGTCGCTCGACCTTCAAATATCGCGCGTCGTCTCAGAAGTGATGGCGCGCTCTGAAAAATCACGCGCAGAAATTGCCGCTGACATGTCGGATTATCTTGGCTTTCCGGCTGACGCACAGGGACGCAGACCAAACGGCGCTGTGACGGAAAACATGCTGGACAGCTACGCCAGCCAGGCGCGGCGCGATCACAAGATCACGCTGGAACGGTTCATCGCGCTTGTCGAGGCGACCGGCTGTGTCAGCGCGCTCGGGTTCATCGCTGAAACGTTCGATCATGTCGTGGTGCCGCGCCAGTATGGCGCTGTGATCCGCAAGCATCAGCTGCGCGAGGCGAAGGAGAAGCTGGAACGAGAAGAGCAGACGATCGACGCAGAGCTGCGGGGGTGGAAGTGATGACCTCGCTGCCCGCGACAATCTCATCAGCCGAGCGGCCACAAATGCAAGAGTGGTTCACTGCTGCCGAGATCGCAGAGCTGCCATCACGTCATAAGCTGAAAGGTCTGCCGGCAACATCGCAAGGCGTGAATGCTCTTGCTGTTCGTGAAGGCTGGCATTTGGCAGCATCCAACGTCCGCAAGCGCGCCGGTCGCGGCGGAGGTGTTGAGTTTCACTTTTCGCTCCTGCCAGACGCGTTCCTTTCAGCTCTGCAGGCCGACCATTCACGTGCGCTGGAGCTGTTCGCGCGGTCGCAACGTCCGGCGCAACAGGCTGCAACAATCGCCGTCACCGCAATGAATGCGCGGCAACGCAGTGTCATGGAAGCACGGGCGGCAGTGCTTGGCGCGATCGACGCGTATCAGATCATGCATGGCGCTTCGCAGCGCCAAGCGATGTTGAACTTCATCTCAGAGCCGCGCGATTTCGACGTTGGCGAGACTGTGATTGTGCGGGCCAACGACCGCGCCAATGATGAGCGGGCGATCAGCCTGCGGACGTTGCAGAATTGGATGCGCCTACGCGACACCGGCGGCATCGAGGCGCTGGCACCGCGCGCCACCCGCGACAGCAAGCCGATCTCTGACGCCTTCATGGCCTTCCTCAAATACTACGCGCTGCCAAGCAAGCCATGCGCCACCGAAGCGTTGGAACGCTACCGCGAGAACCTGACTGACAGACGCCTCGACCTGACGCTAGACGAGGTGCGCTACACGCTGCGCACCAAGCTCAACAACATCGAAAAGCATGTTGGCCGTGAAGGGTTGCATACACTCAAAGCCCGGCTGGCCTATGTGCAGCGCTCAACCGACAATTTGTTGCCGACAACGATTTATACGGCGGACGGCAAGACGTTTGACGCGGAAGTCGCCCATCCGGTTCATGGCAAGCCGTTCAAGCCGGAAATCACGTCCGTCGTTGACGTCGCGACCCGGCGCTGCGTCGGCTTTGCGGTGTCGCTGAAAGAAAACGTCATCGCAGTCACCGAGGCGCTGCGAAACGCGTGTGTCGACTTTGGCATTCCGGCCATCTTCTATGTCGATCGCGGCCCCGGCTACAAAAACCAGACGCTCGACACAGACGCCACCGGCTTGATGGCGCGGCTGTCGATCACAAAGATGCACTCGCTGCCTTACAATAGCCAAGCGCGCGGCATCATCGAGCGTTTCAACGGTTCTGTCTGGAACCCGCTGGCGCGCACGCTTCCGACCTATCTCGGCGAGCCGATGGACCGCGAAGCAGCTAAGTTCGCACACAAGAAAACGCGTCGCGACATCGCCACCTACGGCACATCCCGCTTGTTGCCGAGCTGGTCAGATTTCCAGGATATGTGCGCCAAGGCGATTGCGACCTACAACGCGCGACCGCATTCCGGCCTGCCAAAATTCGTAGACCAAGAGACCGGCAAGCGTCGTCATATGTCACCCAACGAGGCCTGGTCACAATTCGCCAGCAATGGCTTTGAGCCAGTGCCAGTTGAGACCGAACTCGCAGACGATCTGTTCCGGCCATACGAAGTCCGCACCGCCCGCCGCGCGCTGATCGAATGGAACGGTAACACGTTCTTCCACGCCGATCTTGAAGCCTATCACGGCGAGCGCGTGATGGTCGGCTACGACTTCGCCCAGGCTGAAAAAGTGTGGGTGCGGGAGATTGACCGAACTGACGAAGGCGAAGAGCCGGGCCGGTTGATCTGCGTCGCAGTGTTCGGCGGCAACAAGACCGACTATGTGCCGAAAACCTATCAGCGGGCTGCGGAAGAGCGCCGGGCGAAGGGCCGTCTCCGTCTGCTTCAAGGCAAGGTTGCGGACGCCGAGGCTGAACTTGGACCGGTAGGCTTGATCGAACATTCAGCCGTAGCGCAAATGCCAATCATCGAAGCTTCGCCCGAGCCGATCACCGACAATGTCGTGGCGATCTCACCGGCGATACAGCCCAAGCGCCGCACATTCGCCAGCGACGTCGAGTTGGCGCTGTGGGCGATCGACCATCCGGATGAGTTGACGAGTAACCAGCTCCGCGTTCTGCGCGACTGCCTGACAAGGCCGGCCGCACTGGAGCTTTTCAGAATGTCAGGCGTCGACGTGGAAGCTTTGCGAGCTGTCATCCGCGCCGCCGCCTGACACCCGGAACAACGAGGAAAGCATAGATCATGAAAAACAAGTTTGTCGAGACATCCAATGTGAAGCGGTTTCAGACAGCGCTTTCGGCGCTGGAAGCGCGCGGCGCTGAGGAAGCCTGTCTCGTCGTTATTGACGGTTCGCCGGGCGTCGGCAAAACCACGACCTTACGGCAGTGGGTGGCCCAGACTGGGTCAGTCTACCTGCGGGCCAAAAAAGAATGGACGCCAAGCTGGTTCATCAACGAACTGTTGGACGCGATGCGTGTGCATCCGCCGCACTCTTTCCAGAAAAAGTTCGGCAAGGCGCTGGAAGAGCTCGCCCTGCGCCAGCAATCGGCGGCGATGGAGCGGCGTCAGTTCGGCCTTGTCATTGATGAAGCTGATCATGTGTCGTCGAAGTCGGCCATTCTGGAGACGATCCGCGACCTGTCGGATATTATCGAGCTGCCAACCATTCTCGTCGGCATGGGCCGGGTTAACGATCATCTCGCGCGCTTCCCGCAGGTTGCGTCCCGCGTCAGCCAAAAAGTGCGTTTCGAAAAGGCTGATCTTGCAGACATCAAAGCGCTGATCGCCGAGCGTTGCGAAGTGCCGGTTGCCAATGATCTTGCAGAATTCGTTCTGCGGGTCTCGCAAGGCTTCAACCGTGAGGTGCTTGAAGCTATCGCAAATATTGAGCGCTTTGGGCTGCGGTTCGATTATGACGCGACAGGCATAACGCTGGGCGACATGGCCGGCCAAGTCATCGTGAATGATCGCCGCAGCAGCCAGCCAGTCAAAGTGCCGGAGCTGCTGTGATGAAGGCTCCTGGAGAAATACCAACCGCCTTGATGCAGGCTCTTTTTGGCGGCGTCTGCCTGACAATTGACGAGCTGGACGCAAGTGTTGATCTCAATCGCCGCCAAATTTCTGCGGCGGCTGGCCAACTCGTCTTGCGCGGTCTGGCGGAACGGGTCGAGCGTGGCTGCTACCAGCTGACCAAGGCTGGCATTGCGGCTGTTGAACGCGGCGAAGTCATCACGTCTGGCCCATATCGTCCGCATACCGCGCCAGCGCGCCGGGCTGCGGCGAACACGCTGCGGCAACGGGCCTGGAACGCGATGCGGATGAGCGGCACGTTTACGCTGGCCGACATTGTGATGGCTGCGGCGCAGGCATCCGATGGCGATCCGGACGCGAATGTGAAGCGCTATGTGCGTCAACTGGCGTTGGCTGAATATGTTGTCGAACTGCCGGTGCGCGGCAAAGGCACGGCCCTGACGTCCAACGGTTTCAAGCGGTTCAGATTGATCAAGAATACCGGCCCGATTGCGCCGGTGGCGCGCATCCGCAGCAAGACCGTGCATGACCACAATCTGGCGAGGCAAGCGCCATGACCTTGCTGATCTCCCTCGATGATCCGGAATGGATCGAAGTCTTGCGCAGTGAGGCCGGAAAGGCAGGCCGCTCAAAACAGGCTATCGCCGACGAATTGCAGATCTCGCGAACGGCTGTCTCGCTGATCTGCGCAGGCAAATATTCCGCAAGTCTCGACAAAGTTTCCACGAAGATCGCCGGTCGCGTGATGCAGCTCTATGCAGGCCGTGTCTGGTGTCCGCACCGACATCAATCGATCTCCGGCCATGACTGCCTGACCGCGCGAACTGCGCCGATGAGCACAAGCGATCCGGCTGCGCTCAAACATTGGCTGGCCTGCCGGGCATGCCCGCAAAATTCGACCAAATCTGAAATGGAGTTTCGTGATGACAGAGTATGAATTGTCGACCGAGCTGTTCGCATTGCGCCGCAAGCTCGCGGAGCATCATTCAGGTCTGGTTCTGACGGCTGACGATGTCGCTGCGCTGACCGGCAAGCTGAAATCGCTCGGCATTATCGCCCAGCGCCAAGAACACGAGATGCGCCGTCTGCGTCTTGAGAACGCGCGGGCCGTCACCAGCCGCCACAAGGATGACGTCGCTGACGCCGTCGTGGCCGCTGCCGCAAAGCCCGGCAGCAACGTCACGTTGCTGACGTTCGAGCGTCCATTTTCGGATGGTGCGCCGTCATGAACACGGAGCAAATCGTCAAGCAGATCGAGCCGTTGTTGCGCGACTATGTGGACCGTGAAGCCGCGAAGCGCGTCGAGCGGCTTGCGGGTCAGCGGCTGGTCGCGCGTGACAAGGAAGATGCTGAAATCCTCCGTGCCGCGAAAGCGGTCGGGGAGGCATCGGACCGCCTTGCCCAGGCGCGCTTTTCAGGGGCACCGGAGATTGTTGCCAGGATGCGCGTCACGGCGACAAGCGAACGCCTCGCCGCAGTCATGAAAAAGCACGGGAGGTTGCGTTGATCGAGCCGCGCAATCTCTCCGACATTGCCGCCGAGATCGACGTGATTGATCTCGCTGGCCAGATTATCGCCGATCCGAGGCGCGCCCGCGTCAGCACTGCCGGCCAATTGGCGCTGGCGTCGGCAGTCGAGGCGTTCTGGGCGATCTCTGTCGAGGCCAATGTGCTGGTGCGCGCGCTGGCGCTGTCAGAACTGACTGAAGCCGGAGCAACCGATCAGGCCCGGCAGGCCGCAATCGCTGTTCAGGCCGACACTATCCGCAAGCAACTCGCCGCGATCAGCGGCCAACAGGAGTGAAGACCATGTTTGACGTCCAGACAACCATCCCGACCGAAGATCACAACGGGGTCGCCTATGTGGCCCGCGCCAAGGGAGCGCTCATTGCCCTGTCAGCGATCAAGCCGGAGCACATTGAGGAAGACGAACTTGTCCGTCGTCTGACAGCCAAGGCGGCTATCATCAACCGGACACTCGCCGAGTTTCGCGCAGAAGTCTTTGACGACGTGATGGCGTTGCGTGATCTGCTTGCCGAAAAATACGGCGTCAAGCGGCGTGGCACTAAAGGCAATCTGACGCTGACAACCGTCGACACGAGGCTGCGGTTGACCATTCAGGTTTCGGACACCTTGGCATTCGGTCCGGAGCTTGAGATTGCCAAAGAGATCATTGACGGCTGCATCCGGCGCTGGGCCGAAACTTCCAACGACAACATCCGTGCGCTGATCGATCAGGCCTTCCAGGTGGACAAGCAGGGCAAGCTCAATACGGACCGAATTCTTGGTCTGCGCAGGCTCAAAATTGTCGATGAAACGGGCGAGTGGGAAATGGCGATGTCGGTGATTTCGGACGCTGTTCGCATCATGTCGTCGAAGGAGCATGCGCGCTTCTACGCAATCGACAAGGCAGGCTCGCAAACGCGCATCGCGCTCGATCTGGCGAATGCTTGAGAGAGACCGAGATGAAACCTGAACGCATGCTTTCTGATGAAGATGTAGCAACGGCCGACCAGATCGTCGCGTTGTTGAGCCCACTTCCGATGAGCCGGGGGATCAGCATTCTGATCTCGATTCTTGCGGCGACGCTGAACGGCTGGGCGCAAGATGATGCAGACCGGCGAATGCTGGCCGATGCGGTAGGCGGCGACCTTCACACAACCATGATGAAAGGCTCGCGAGGCGTCCTGACGACCGCCGACCCGATCAACCTGCAGGGCTCCGGCCCTGCGCCGGTCGAGGAGCGTTGAGAGATGGCCTCGAAACGTATCCGAGAACGCATCCTAGCCCTACGCGAGATGACGGCCGCGCGTGGTTGCACTGAAGCCGAGGCGCTGGCGGCAGCGGGGAAGGCAGCGCAGCTTATGGCAGATCACGGTCTGTCAGAGGCCGACATCGTCATGGACGAACAAGCGTCCAAGGCCAAGGAAGCGGGTCGCGGCCCGAAAGGAAAACTGTGGGGCACCATCGCCTATTGCACCAACACGGCGTCGATCATGGTCGACAATGGCTTCGAGCGGCGCGTCGCTTTTGTCGGTCGTGAACCAGGGCCGGAGATTGCGGTTTATCTGCGTGACATCTGCGAGCGCGCCATCGATCGTGAATTACGTCAATTCAAGCAGTCGAAGCTCTATCGACGGCAGCGCAAAGCGTCGTCACGCCGCGAGACGGCATCTGCATTCACGCATGCGATGGTCTATCGTCTTTCGGTTCGCCTGCGGCAGGTTTTTGGTCCGTCGCTTAATGCGGAAGCGGGGCGACAAGCTGTCGCTGCATTGGATGAGCGTTACCCCAAAGCAACCCAAATTGCGCAGGTTCGTGCGCCATTGGGGCGGCTTGATGCGGCGATGGCTGGCAACGCGGCAGGCGAGAAGGTCACGCTGGCGCATGGCGTCGGCGGCTCGTCGGAACCGCTGGCGATCGGGCGCTGATGATGAACACGTTTGCCGTCATCAACATCGCGCGCAAAGACCTCGACATGAACGAGGATGACTATCGCGCACTGTTGCTGCGCGTAGCGGCGAAATCGTCGCTGCGCGAGATGACCGAAGGCGAACGTCAGCGCGTGGTCGCAGAGATGAAGCGGCTCGGGTTCAAGCTCAAGTCGCGGCCCGGCAAATCGTTTCCGAATGCCACCAAGGCCTATATCCGGCTGATCCACGCATTGTGGAAGAGCTGCGCTCATAAGGGCGTCGTCGATGACGCAACACGGCCCGCGCTCCGCAAATTCGTTGAGAACAGGTCCGGCGTCAGTGATCCCGACTTTCTGACCTTCGAACAGGCCAGTCCGATCATCGACACACTGAAGGCGATGGAGGCGCGAGGTCGATGAGCTTAGCTGCACTCGGCCTTACCAAGCTCCTTGCGCTCGTTGCGCGCCAATGCGGCAGCGTCGAGAATGCTGACAATCACGATGGAGCTGTCCGGACGGCCCGCATCGCTGACCAGCATGCAGAGATAGCCGGCGAAGCCCGAGCGGTCGCTGCCGTCATCGGCGACCGAGACCCAGAGACTGATGTCCTGCGACCAGATAGCGTCAACGACCTTCGGCTCGGCCTTCACGTCCGTCAGTGCCTGGCTTCGCCAGTCAGCTGCGGCTGCGGTCACAGCGCCAGCTGCCAATGCCAAACACGTCAAAACAATTCTGCTGACCATCGCCGCACCCTTGGAACCGGACGTAAGTTTGCCGGTGCCGCGCTGGTCGCGCAAGGGGGCGTCGATTGGCCATGACCAAGGCGCTCGCGAAATCAGAAACCTTTCTGCCGCTTTTTGTCTGGCCAGAGCTGCAGACCGCAGTTGCCGAAATCACCGCACTCAAGCGTGCGCGAGACGAGCTTACCGAACGCATCGAACGCTTGCCGCGCTACTCGCACCGCCGCCTGATTATCGAGGCGCGGTTGCGCTCAATGACAGAGGAGCAGTTGCGTCTTGAATGTGTTTTGCGGGCAAAACTGCAATGAACGCGCAACTGCCAAAATCACTGATCGATATTGCCGAAGCGCTCGACATTTCGATCGCTCTTGATCTCATGCGCCATTTTGGCGGGATGCAATTCAGGTTTCCTGTCGTTCCAAAGCCAGAACATCGACTGGCCAAGGCGCTTGGCAAAGACCGCGCTCTGGCATTATGTCATTTCATGTCAGGCCAGATATTGTATGTTCCGCATGGTCGGCCTGCAAAGTCGGCGCGCCGTGATGTCATCGCCTTGCGGTCGCAAGGCAGAAACCATCAGGAAATCGCGCGTCTGCTCGGTCTTTCCGACCGTCACGTGCGTCGCGTGGCCAACACCACCGAAAATCCAAACCAACTGAACCTGTTCGGCTCTGACCGGACCTGATGTCCGCACACACACCGGTCGCATATGTGCGACATGGGGTCCATGGACCTCTACACGATACAGACACATCTGATTGCTCTCGGCTTCCGGTCGCGTATCGCGTCTGGAAAGAGGGACGATGCATACTTTGCAGAAGTCCGCTCATTCCAAAACGCATACGGCCTCGTTGTTGACGGCATTGCCGGGCCGCAAACCCAGACCGCGCTGAAGCGCGCGGCAAGCGCATCGGCGGCGAAAGCGAAGGCCGAACCAGACAAGTCAGCAATGGCTGGCTCAACCCCGGCTCAGAGCACCGGAAGCATTAGCGTTTCCGAGGTGCCACCACCCAACGTGTCGTCGATCAAACTGCTGGGCACGGCGCGACCAATCAGCGAGATCATTGTTCATTGTGCGGCAACGCCTGAGGGCCGGGACTACACGGTTGACGACATCCGTGCCTGGCACAAAGCGCGCGGCTGGTCGGATATCGGCTACCACTATGTCGTTTACCGCGATGGCCGCGTGATGGCAGGCCGTCCTGTCGGTCAGGCCGGAAGTCACGTCGCGGGCCACAATACTGGAACGATTGGCATCACCTATGTGGGTGGTGTTTCCGTCGACGGGAAAACTGCGAAAGACACGCGGACGCCTGCGCAGCGGGCTTCTCTGATCTGGCTGGTTCGGCAATTGATCGACCGGCACCCGGCGATCCACAAAGTGTCAGGCCACAATCAATATGCTGCAAAAGCATGTCCATCGTTCGACGTGCGGCGCGACCAGCTTGGCCGATTGGTCAAGGCATGAACCCGCTTGCGTTTCTGGCCCCGCGCGCTTCGGCTTTCGCGCTCGTTTGCGCAGCCCTGTTTGCATTGGGCGGCCTGCTGGTCTGGCTGGCGTTGGGCAAGGTCGACAACATGGTCTCGGATGCGCGCGACCATGCGATTGCCGAGCGTGACGCGCACTGGACCGCTCAGATCGAGAAGTCGAACGCGCTTGCCGAGATGCGAGCAGCCGAGCAGGCGCGCAATGCACGGGATGCAGAAATTGCCGCCAATGAACGCGTCCGCGTGGCGGAAGATCAGATCGAAGAAATGGAGCGCAAAAATGCGTTGCTGCCTGACGGCGATGGCCATGGCCTTGGCCGTGATCGCGTCCGGCTGCTCCCGAACTAGCGAGGAGCCGCCGACGATCAGGACCGTCTTGCTGAAGCCGGAGGTTCCGCCTGCGGCTCAAAAGCCGTGCCCAGACCCGGTTGCCTTGCCGGACCGCGACCTGAACGAGGCCGAAGTCACAAGCCTGTGGGGCCGAGATCGCTCGGCCCTGAAAACATGCGAGGCGCGACGCCGTGCTGCCGTTGAGGCAATCAAGGATGGAGGCGGCTCGTGAATCTGTGGGAATTCGACTGGAAATTTCTGCTCGCCATCTTGGGTGGCGCGCTGATCCGGCTGGTCACATCCGAAAAGCATTCGCTGTGGCGTTCGGCGATCAGTGTGCTTGTCGCCGTCTTCGCCGCACTCGTTTTCACCGATCCGGTGATGGCCTTCCTCGCTTTTCCTGAAGAACCATATCGCAATGGTATTGCGGCGCTGCTTGCGTTGACTGGCGAGGGAGCAATGCGTTTTGCGATTTCGCTTTCGAATGATCCGACAAAACTCCGCAGCCTCTTGCGTAAATGGCTCGGACATGAGGGTGGAGGCGGCTTTGAACAATAAGTATTGGGCCGCGATCATTGTCGGGCTCTGGGCGCTCACTCTTCTGACATCTTCGTTTTATCGGCATCCGAACGATTGGTTTGATGTCAGTCAAGTCCATGTTTCTGACACTGTGGAAGGCCAGCAGCCAGAAGTGCGCTATTCGCGCGGCATCAAGAAGAAGTTTCGCGGAACCTGGCTGGTCGAAGTCAATGAAGTGACTTCTGGCGGCCTCAAGGCAATTTGCAGTGCTCAGGGCTCAAATTATTATGAGCCTGGAAATTACAAACCTTCGACAATCAGCCTTCAGAGTTTGATGGGTGGCAAGAGCTGCACCATGCAGCCAGCTGAATATGTCATCGACATTGTCTGGACGGTACGGCCTGCCGGTTCGCCGCTCATGGAAATTGTGCGGACATCCAATACTTTCGAGGTTTTGCCGCGTGGCGAGTGAGAAGGAAAAGCGCCGCAAGGCACGGTCTGACTATGTCTATCGGCGCATGACCGGCGCAACGATTGCGCTGACGCTCGGCATTTCGCAGGCAACGTTCGGGCGCTGGAAAAAGGCTGCGAAAGAGGCAGGCGACGATTGGGACATCGCCCGGTCGGCTTCGGTCATTGCCGGCGAAGGCATCGAAACCGTCGTGTCGACGGTGGTCGAAGACTTCATGATCATGGCGCAGTCGCTGCTCGATGACATCAAAGGGGGCGATCTGACCATCAAGGAAAAGGTTGGCCATCTGGTGGCGTTGGCAGACGCTATGACCAAGATGACTGCCTCCGCCGGCAAGCTTGCGCCAAAAATCTCGGAGCTGGGCGTGGCGCAGGATGTCATGCAACAGTTGCTGGACTTTGTCCGCCAGACCTTCCCGCAGCATGCACCGGCCATTCTCGAAATCATCGAACCTTTCGGCGACCGGTTGGCAAGCATCTACACGCGATGATCAAGCGGCCAAACATCAAACCGGCAGTCAGGCCCGTCGAGTTCAAGAAGTTGCTTGCTGATATGGCGAGCGAACTGGCTTGCTGGATCGAACTGTCGGTCGAGGCATTCCCGGTCGACGCGCGGGCGCGGGACGAACGGCTCGGACGGCTTGCCGGGCCGGACGGTTTCCGCTTCTTCATGGAAACCTATCTGCCGCACTATGTGCGCGGCGCACACAGCCTGTTCCACCTCGCCATCTTCGACCGTGTGCCGGAAATCCTGTCGGGCGAGAAGGGCGTGCGGGAAATGTTTGTTGCGCCGCGCGGCTCGTCCAAATCGACGCATCTGTCACTCGGCTTTGCGCTCTACTGCATCATGCGTGGCCTGAAGCGCTACATTCTGGAAGTCTGCGACGTCTATGCGCAGTCGGCGCTTCTGGTCGAGGCGATCAAGGCCGAACTGACAACGAACCCGCGACTGCAATACGACTTTCCGAAGATCTGCGGCCAAGGCCGGGTCTGGCGAGAAGGGGAGATTGTCACCCGCAACAATATCCGGCTCGAAGGGCTCGGCGCGCTGCAGAAAATTCGTGGCCGCCGTCATGGCCCGTTCAGGCCGGACCTGATCTTCTTCGACGACATCGAAAACGATGAGAACGTCCGGTCGCCTGAGCAGCGCAAGAAGCTGGAAAACTGGCTGGACCGTGCTGCGCTGAAAGTCGGCCCGCCAGATGGCTCGATGGATGCGATCTATGTCGGCACGATCCTGCATCATGACGCCGTGCTCGCCCGCAAGGCCAAGTCGCCCGCGTGGCGCGTTACGCGCTTCCAGGCGATCATGCGATGGCCTGATCGCATGGACTTGTGGGAGCAATTTGAAGAGGCCTATCTCAATGGCGGTGAACCCTCGGCGGTCGCCTTTTACGAGGCCAATAGGGCTGAAATGGATGCAGGCGCCGTCATCAATTGGCCCGCTGTCCAGCCACTTCTTTTCCTCATGCTCGAACGCGCAGCCGGACATGATGCGTTTGCCACCGAATACCAGAACAACCCAATTGCCGAGGGCAATCCGTTTGGCACCATCAGCTGGTGGGTCACCCGAAAACCTAACCTGATCCTGTTTGGCGCGATCGATCCTTCACTTGGCCGCAAGGCCAAGGGCCGTGATCCGTCCGCGATTTTGATCGGTGGCATTGATCCTGTCACCCGCGAGATGGATGTGCTGGAGGCGTCGATCCGCCGCCGCCTGCCGGACGTCATCATTGCCGACACGATTGCTCTGCAGCGCGAATATCGTTGCCACCTGTGGTTCGTTGAGGCGGTGCAGTTTCAGGAGTTCCTGCGCACCACACTGATGCGCGATGCGCTGAAGGCCAACGTAGCGCTGTCGGCAGTTCCGGTCGTTCCACACGCTGACAAACAGCTGCGCATCGAGCGCCTTCAGCCGCCGATAGCAGCCGGGCTGATCCGTCTCAACACAAGCCAGACGACATTGATTGAACAGCTTCAACAATGGCCGAACGCTGACCATGACGATGGCCCGGATTGCCTCGACATGCTCTGGCAGAACGCAGTCATCTATTCGGGTGGTGCAGGCACCGGCTCCGTAGGTTCGATTGCTGTTGGCGGCGACCGGAGCGACAATCTCGGAGACTACCTGCTGTGAGCCGCCGCAAGACAAAGATCGCCGAGTTCAAGGCTCCAGCCGCTACTGTCGAGAAGTCGAAAAACCTGCCGTTTGAGCAGCGCATGCTGATTGCGAACGCAGAAAACGACATCACGATACCCTATTTCACCGATGTGCTCTTGCCGGTCGACGACACACTTGCCTCGCGTGGCGGGTCCAAGGGTCTCAAGATTTACGACGATATCGAACGCGACACGCATGCGTGGGCGGTATTGCAGAAGCGCAAGAAGACGATGCTGGCTCGCGAGTGGGTGGTCGAGCCAGGCGGTGACCGTCCGCTCGACATCGAGGCTGCCGATTTCGTGCGCGAGACGTTCAAGCGCCTGCCGTTCGACCGTATCTGCGAAGACCTGCTTGACGCGACGTTGAAAGGCTTTTCGATCAGCGAAGTGATCTGGGCGCGGCAGGGAAACCGCATCGTGCCGGAGCGCATTGTCAGTCACAACCAGCGCCGCTTTGTCTTCGACCAGAACTGGCGGCCACGACTGCTGACGATGTGCAGCATGGACAAAGGTGAAGAGCTGCCAGAGCGCAAGTTTATCGTTCACCGGCATGGCGTGAAAGGCAACAACCCTTATGGCCTTGGCCTTGGCACAAGGCTGTTCTGGCCGGTTCTGTTCAAGCGCGAAGGCGTAGCGTTCTGGCTGCATTTCCTCGACAAGTTCGCCGGGCCGACCGTTGTCGGCAAATCGCCTTACGGCACGCTCGAAAGCGACCAGCGCGATCTTCTGAACAAGCTGCAGGCAATGCGGACGAAAGGCGCGATGGTTGTGCCGATTGGCACTGATGTCGGTCTGCTTGAGGCGACCCGTGGCGGGTCGGTGTCCTATCGCGAATGGTGCGAGTATTGGGACAAGCAGATGTCGATCGCCACGACCGGCGAGACGCTGACAACTGATATCGGCAATGCGGGATCGCGGGCTGCTTCGGAAACTCACTACGAAATTCTCGAACTTCTGGTCGACGCTGACGGTGATTTGCAGTCGGACACGCTGCGCGAGCAACTCATCACCTGGATGGTCGAATACAACTTTCCGGGCGCAGCAGTCCCGAACATCTGGCGAGTGCGCCCGTCGAGTGAAAAGGCAAAGGCCGAAACCCGAAAGGCCGCCGCCGAAGCTGCCGTAGCTGAAAATGGGGCAATCGTCACGCTGCTCCAGGCGGCTTCACACATCGCCGACGACGAAGAAGCGCGCGCCTATCTGGTTTCGTTCGGCGTGACGGCTCAGCTCTCTGACGAGACGATCGACCGGCTGGTGACCGCCCGGTTTGCTTTCGCCGAAGGCGGGTCGCGCGCCCGCGAGATTGAAGACGCGCTCAAACAGGCTAAAAAAAAAGTCCCGGTAACTGACCAGCTCTTCGCCGAACCCGACCACGCTGTGGATCTGTCTGACCGGCTCGACGATGCTCTTGCCGATCTGCTGGCCGAACAGCTCGAAGACGTGCGATCCGCAATATTTGCTGTCCGTTCATTTGAAGCTGCAGCGGCAATCGTCCTGAAGGATTGCGGGCACTGGAAGGCCGATCCCATCGCTGCGCAGATCGGTGAGGCGCTGGAGCTGGCGATGCTGCTTGGCAGACAGGCCGTGCTTGATGAGCTTGCCGGGGCCGACTTCGCAGATCCGGAAGCCTTCCGGCAGCCGTTCAAGGAACAGATCGAATTTTTCAGGCAGAAGCAGCCGAAGCCGACGAAAGCGTTCACGGATGTGATCAGAGGCGGGCATGACCGCAGCTTTGTCATTGCTGGTGCAATCAACCGCGACATGCTGGCTGACTTCCAGAACGCCATTGCCGAGGCAATGGAGAACGGAACCACGCTGCGCGACTTCCAGAACGACTTTGACCGGATCGTCGCGAAATATGGCTGGACCTACAAGGGCGAGCGCGGCTGGCGCACACGTGTCATTTTCGAGACCAACATCCGCACGGCTCACATGGCCGGGCGGCTCAAGCAGATGCGTGACCCGAACGTTCTGAAGTTGCGGCCGTTTTGGGAATATATCCATGGCGAGACGCGCAAGCCAAAGGTGCCGCGCCCGCACCATCAGGCATGGCATGGCCGCATCCTGTTAAACGACGATCCGTGGTGGAACACACATTTCCCACCTAACGATTTTCTCTGCTCGTGTGGCGTCCGCACCCTGTCGCGCCGGGATCTCGAAAAGCGCGGCAAGACAGGTCCGGACAAAGCGCCGGAGCCACTGATGGAAGCGATCAGCGATCCGGTCACCGGCAAGCTGATCGAGCAACCGCAAGGCATTGGTTATGGGTGGGACTACCAGCCCGGCGATCAGTGGGAACGCGGCCTCGTGCCGTCAGCATTGATGGATGGCGCGGCCCTGACCGATGGCCGCATGGCCGTTGCTGTCGACACGCCAGAGCCAATCGCCGAACTGGTCGCCAAGGCAAGGCCGTTCAAGTCGCAACAGCTCGGTGACGGTCTGCCGGTCGAAGACTACGTCAATGCGTTCCTGATGCCGTTCGGTGCAGAGATCGGTCGGGCCGTGTTGTTCAAGGATGCAGCCGGTGACTATGTGCCGGTTTCGGACGGCTTCTTCCGTGAGCGCAGCGGTGACCTCAAGATCACGAAGCGCGACCGCAGCCGCATCACGCCATTGATCGCCGAGACGCTGGCCGACCCGGACGAAATCTGGCTGGGCGTCGGGCGCAAGAAGGACCCGGTTGATGATGGCGAAGAACTGATCGTCGACCGCCGCTATATCCGTGTCGATCCGGTCTCAGGCATCCTGATCGTCTTTGAAATGGGCGACCGGTTCTGGGACGCAATCACAAGCTACATGCCCGCTGACAAGAAGGGCCGGCCACATCTTGGCCTGCTCGACAAACGTCGCGGCGGCAAGCTGCTCTATAAGCGAAAATGAAAAAAGGCCGGGAGTGATCCGACCTTTGGGTCAATCGGCTATCAGGACCATCACCGGTCTTTGCCTTTCGACAAACCGAATATAGGCGTCACAGGAAGGAAAGTCCATCAATGCCAGGCATCAGCTGGACCGTCAAAATTGATGATGCGCAGATGCGCAGCGAACTGGCGCGCCTGACAGGACGAATGGAAAACGCGCGCGGCTTCTACAAGGATGTCGGCGAACATCTGCTCAACAAGGTTGCCGACCGGTTCGAAGACGAACGCTCGCCGGACGGTTCGCCTTGGCAGCGCCTTGCCCCGGCCACTGTCGCATCCCGGCTTCGGACCAACGGCAATGCACCGTTGACCATCCTGCGCGTCACAGGCACGCTGGCCGGGTCTTTCAACTACGCGGCAGACGATGATCAGGTGCGTGTCGGCTCGGGCGCGGTCCAGGCGGCGCTGCAGCATTTTGGCGGCGAGGCAGGCCGCAATCATTCGGTTACGGTGCCTGCGCGTCCGATCCTTGGCCTTGAACCCGACGATGCGCAGGCAATCGCTGACATGGCTGAAGATTGGCTTGCCGAATAGATCGCCACAGGAGGCCGCCAGCGTGTGTTCTGGTCACAGATAGCGGCCATCACCCCAAGCTTGCGTTAGAGCGCCGTTAGAAAGCCGCTGTGGCCATTGCAAAAGGCAGGCGCTTGAATTCAGATGCGGCCTGCCGCACATTGTTCCTGATTTCGCGCCAATCAGTGGTTTTGGCCGGACATCATGTCCGGACACAATCGCCTGCGCCATCTGCCATGACAGCCTTCGAGCCAAAGCTTGAAGGAACCACATGTCCGGCACGAAACCCACAGCCCGTATCGAAGTTTTCCGGCCCGGCACATTCACCCCGATGTCCGGCGAGCGCCTGTCTTATTCGGCAGACGATCTGCGCGCAATCGCTGCTTCCTATTCGTTCGAGAATGCACCAGCCCCGATTGTTGTCGGTCACCCGAAGACCGATGCGCCGGCTTTTGGCTGGGCGCAGAGTTTTGACTATGACGAAGAGACCGAGAGGCTCTACGCCACCGTGACCAATATCCAGCCGGCCTTTGCCGATGCGATCAAGGATGGCCGCTACAAGAAGGTCTCGATGTCCTTCTTCAAGCCGGAAGCTGACAACAATCCTCTGCCTGGCACCTGGTATCCGAAACATATCGGTTTCCTGGGTGGCGCAGCTCCTGCCGTATCCGGCCTCAAGCCGGTATCTCTGGGCGGCTCCGAGGAGCAGGCCGAGACATTCATTGTTTTTGGCGAGCCGGGCTTCGAACAGGCCGCGTCACTGTTTCGCTCGATGCGAGAATTCTTCATCGAGAAATTCGGCTCGGAAGCCGCAGACAAGGCTCTGCCGTCCTACCAGATCGAATGGCTGGACGCGTCCGAGGTCGAGCCAAAGCCCCTGCCGTCCCCCCGCTTTTCCGAAACCAAGCCTGACAACAGGAAGGATCCGACCGTGTTCAAACCAGCCAATCCCGACTTTGCCGCGCGCGAAGCGGGCCTGACCGAGCGCGAGCAGCGCATCGCAGACCGTGAGC